TGGTTCATCTTTATGGGATGTCGTGTCACAGCCTATGGCAACTGCTGATTGTCTCTATCCTTGGGAAGGTTTGAACAAACTCACCTATGGCATTCGTCTTGGTGAACTGGTCACTGTCACTGCTGGTAGTGGACTTGGTAAGAGTCAGTTGTTACGAGAGATTGTTTGGAACTTGTTAAACAAAACAGATGACAACATTGGCTTGATGTTTCTTGAAGAGAGTGTTCGTAAGACAGGCTTGTCAATGATGAGTCTTGCTGCTAACACACCTCTGCATTTGCCTGACGCTGTTGTATCTGCTGATGAACGCAAGCGTGCTTTTGATTTGACATTGGGTACAAACAGAATGTTTTTGTTTGATCACTTTGGAAGCTCAAGCATTGAGAACATTCTCAACCGTGTACGTTACATGGCTAAGGGTCTTGGTTGCAAGTACGTCATGCTTGATCACTTGTCAATCATCTTCTCTTCACAGGACAACAACGACGAACGCAAAGCCATTGACGAAATCATGACCAAGCTGCGTACACTGGTGCAAGAGACAAACATTTCTTTAATCATTGTCAGCCATTTGAAACGACCAAGCGACAAAGGCCATGAGGAAGGGGCAGCTACTAGCTTGGCTCAGCTACGTGGTAGTGCATCCATTGCTCAGCTTAGTGACATGGTGATTAGCCTTGAGCGTAATGGTCAGCATGATGATCCAGTCATTAGAAACACCACCAATGTGCGTGTATTAAAGAATCGTTACGTTGGTGATACTGGTTTAGCTTGCAGCTTGCTTTACAGCAAGACAACTGGTAGGATGGTAGAGGTAGAAACTAACTTAGGAGATGTTTTATGACGCATGAAGCAGGTAAGGGTAGCGCTCAGCGCCCATCACAGGTGAGCAACAAGATGTACTACGATAGATACGATGCCATCTTCAGGAAGCACGTTGAAGACATTGACAGTGGCATTGTTAAAACAAAAGCAGACTATGTAAAAGATTCTGAAGGTGACAAGGAGTACATCAAACCTGTTGTACACTTCATCAAAGGAACAGAAATGTTTTATGAAGCAGGGGATGACATGAAGGTGGCAAGGCTTCGTGCTGTAGACCATCCTATCTGGGGTGCTGATATTGTCAGAACCAGCGTCATTGTGAAAGAACATGATGATGGTGGTTTTGAAACATTGAACACCATTTATAAACCGTTAGTTTAAAGAGAAACACAGTATGTCTAATTGGGTATATGACTTAGAAACATTTCCAAATTGCTTTAGCTTCACAGCTATTAAGGAAGATGGAACTGAGCCTCAAGTCTTTGAAATGAGCACACGTAAGAACGAAGCTGAAGCTATGTTCTCCTTCTTAGACATACTGCGTAAACGTAAAGATAGGATGGTTGGGTTTAACAACTTAGGCTTTGACTATCCAATATTGCATGAGCTTATTAAGATACGTGATAGAGCCATTGTTGTATCTGGTAAGGCTGTTGCTGTGAAGGCGTATGCCCTTGCACAAGAACAGATTAAGCAGCAAGACGGTTTCTCTAAATCAATACCAACAGCACAAGAGTATGTCAAACAAATTGACCTATTCAAAATACATCATTTCGACAACAAGGCTAGGGCAACCAGCTTGAAGATGATTGAGTTTAATATGAAGTCTGACACCATTGAAGACCTGCCCTTCGCTGTTGGTACTGTGTTATCTGATAACCAAATAGATGTGTTGCTTGACTACAATATGCACGATGTTGTTAAGACATTAGACTTCTACAAAGAGAGTGTTGGTGCTATCAACTTCCGTGATGAGTTGTCACTGAAATATAAACGTAGCTTCTTAAATCACAACGACACCAAGATTGGTAAAGACTACTTCATCATGCGTCTTGAAGAGACAATGCCAGAGTCTTGTTACAAGGTTGGTGCAAGAGGTGAGCGCACCATTAACCAAACAAAGCGTAAGACAATTAACATTGCTGATTGCTTATTCAACTACTACGATTTTAAACGTCCTGAGTTTCAGGCTGTGCATGAATGGTTCAAGAAACAAATTATTACTGAAACCAAAGGTGTGTTCTCTGACATTGAAGAACACTTGCTTGGTGACGTAGCTAAATATGCTGAGATGTTTGTAGCTAGAAAGAAGTTTAAAGAAGAACCAACAGAAGAAGATGTTGCTTTATTTAAACAAGAACATCCTATGGGTTGGGTTGATAAGGTTGAACTGAAAGCTAAGCGTAAAGGCTTGCCAACATATTCATATTGGGGATGCTGGAATGAAGCAACCAACTTGAATGTTGTTGTTGATAACTTCCGCTTTGACTTTGGCACTGGTGGTATTCATGGAAGCATTGCCTCTGCCATTGTTAGTGACGATGGCTTCTATGAGCTTGTGGATGCTGATGTTTCGTCAATGTATCCCAACGTTGCCATTGCTAACAACGTATTTCCACAGCTCTTATCAGAACAGTTCTGTGTCATCTATGAGGACGTGTACCAGCAGCGTAAAAGCTACCCCAAGGGAAGCTCTGAGAACGCCATGCTGAAGCTTGCATTGAACGGTGTATATGGTGACAGCAATAACAAGTACAGCCCCTTCTACGACCCGCAATACACTATGTCAATCACCATCAATGGTCAGTTGTCATTGTGCTTGTTAACTGAGAAGCTACTAGACATTGAAGGACTCATACTTGTACAGGTAAACACTGATGGTGTCACCACTCTTGTTCCACGTAAGAGCAGAAAGCTTTACGACAGCATCTGTTTAGCTTGGCAGCAGCAGGTAAAGCTTGAGCTTGAGTTTGTTGAATATAAAAAGATGTTGATCAGGGATGTAAACAATTACATTGCTGTTTATACAAATGGAAAGACAAAGCGCAAGGGTGCTTATCAATATGAAGGACTAGGTTGGCATCAGAACCAGAGCAGCTTGGTCATTCAGAAAGCTGTTGAAGCTCAGATGCTTCAAGACATTCCTGTTGATGTATATATCAAAGGACATACCAACAAGTATGACTTCATGCTGCGTACTAAAGTGCCTCGTAGTTCTAAGCTGGTGATGGTGGCTGCTGATGGCACTGAGGTGCAACAACAAAACATCTGTAGATACTATGCTTGCAAGAGTGGTGGCAAGTTGGTGAAGCTTATGCCACCTCTCGTTGAAGGTGGTGAAGATAGACGCATGGCTATTGATAAGGAATGGAATTTAAAAACTTGTAATAACATTGATGATTTTGTTGGAGATATCGACTATGATTACTACATTGCCGAAGCAACTAAACTTATTATCGGTGGTGTAAAAGAAAAGGATGACGAAGAGCAAATCTTCTGATACCATTAACGTTCTTCCATACGTTATTAAATAAATATGGAAGCGGCATAGACAACCTCGAAAGCGTTGTTATTTTCAAAGGAAATATTATTATGGCTACCGAAAACAAACGAATCAAACTCAAAGCTAACATCTATTGGGCATATCTGGATAAGGTTAATGAGATGTCTGGTAAGTACCAAGTCAATCTTTGTAACTTGTCTGCTGCTGCTGTAACAGTTCTTGAAGGCATGGGTATTTCTGTGATGGTAGGTACAGAAAACAAAGAGTCGATGGGTAGTTACATCACTTGTAAATCCAGCAATCCCATTCGTGCATTTGATGCTGACGGTTTGCCAATTACAGAGAACGTTGGCAACGATAGCAAGGCTATTGCGATGGTTGGTTCATATCCTTGGACATACAAGAACAAGAAAGGTATGTCTCCCTCACTTGGTAAGCTAGTCATCACTGACCTCGTCCCTTATGGTGAAGGTGAAGCAATGACAGCAGACGACGAAGACGTGCTGTAACTATCATGAAGGCTCTACTTGATTCAGACATACTTGGATACCGTATAGCCTTCGCTTGTGAGAATGAACCTGTTGATATAGCCAAGCATCGTCTTGACAACTACATCACAGACCTTCTCACGTGCTGGGTTGACAACACATTTAAAGATTGTTTCTGTGACAGTTGGCAACTCTATTTAACTGGTAAGAATAACTTCAGATATGGTGTAGCCACCACTGTTCCTTACAAGGGTAATAGAGTGTCTCCAAAGCCTCAACACTTGCAAGCCTTACGCCAGCATATGATTGATGAGTGGGGAGCTTCTGTGACTGATGGTGATGAGGCAGACGATGCCATTGCCATTGATGGAACAACACTTGGCCTCAACTGTGTCATGGTTTCACTAGATAAAGATTTTGATCAGATACCGGGATGGCATTACAACTTCGTAAAG